GCCACGATGTCCGCAATGCCGCGTGTCTGATCGACGCGCTTCTGCTCGTGAATGTGGATCACTTGAGGGCGACCCCAAGGCTTCTGGAAGCCAACCTCTTTGAAGTCCAGCATGTCGATCTGGCCGGGCATCATAAAGTCGCCGGGGTGCCGGGTGCGGATGTAGGCAGACACCGGGGCACCGAATTTATCGGAGCGGATACCACCGCGCACGTTGGGGTTGCCCATGGCCGTGTAAGGGGTGATCAAGCGGTCGGGGTCGATCATCTGGATGGCCGTCTTGAACTCTCGACGGGCGTTGCTGATCCACTCGCAAGTCGCCAGAACCTCGCCGCCGAAGGTGTAAACCCCCACGGCCAAGCGAATCAGTCCCGTGAGATCGTTGTGGCGACTGGCGTCCACCCAGTTGTGTGGGCTCTCGGCCCAGACCTGAAACTTGGCTTCGACCTCTTTCTGGAAGGCTTCGATCCGGTCGTCCGTCCAACCAAGGATCACCTGATTGGGTTTGGAGTTGAGCAGGTACATGGCCCCGACGATGGAGTCCTTGTGAAGCTGCGCCCCGCCTTGGACGTATGCGTCGTTCCGGCTCACGTCGCGTGCCCGGGCATCCAGCATGGATTTCTCAGGGATGATCTCAGCGTCCGCAGAGCTCAACGGTGGCTGCCAGAGGTTGATCTGCTTGTCGAAGATCGCAGCGCCGTCATAGGCACCGCTGAAGGCCAGCTCACGGCCACGCGGGCCTACCAGTTGTTCGATGTCTCGGGCCGTCTCGGCCATGTCGTCGTCGATCACTACGGGAAGACCCATTACAACATCCCCACTGTCATTGGGCCGAGCACGGTTTTCTTACCGAGCAGGGCCTTTAGCTCCGCGATGTAGGTGCGCAATGCCCCACGGTTGGCTACGGTGTATTCCACACGTTCACCGTTCTGGTCAACGTATGTCCGCGCTGCACGGCCCAGATTGAGCTCATGCAATGCGGACTCGGCTTCAGTCAAACGCTGGGTGTAGAGCGTCACTTCTTCTGCTGATAGTGCCATGTGATCCTCATGCTAAGCTGGCCGCTAGATCGCTCAAATCGCCAGACGTTTTCTCTTCGGTCTTGAAGGGGGTATCGCCCATTTTCGGATCAAATACCAGCTCGTTCATATCCCAGTCTTCAGCCCACGACGGGGCGTCCTTCCAGTCAATATGCTCTATGTTGATCATTGGCGTCAACAGAGCTGCCTCGCAGTAGGCCAAGAGGTCCCAGCTTTCGTTCCTGAAATTCTTAGGATTGATCCAACCTTTGACCGGGTCTTTCACCTCGACGGTCAGCTCCGTGTAGAAGTTTTGGTCGAGGCCCGAGGTGAAGTTGATCTGCCCGCCGGGGTCTGTCCGGTCGAGCCTATTGTTGACCTGATCCTTCACCAGATTGGTGTTGATCATAAGCACAGGGATTTCCCCCCGGGCTCCCGCGTGGCGGTCTTTCCGTTGGCTGTCAGGATACGAGATGTGGACCCGAGGGGCTGTCTTGGTCGAAGCACCCTTCAGCAACAGGAAGCGACCCGCGTGGTTCTTATCCCACTCGTAGCTGCCCTGCTCGTCGGTCGGCAGGGGGTTGCCGTCATCGTCCTCGGGATCACCCCAGCGGAGCCAGCGGTAGTGGTCATAGGCATTGGCAGTCACCCCGGTTTTACCACCGGAGTCGCAGACGGTGAAGCGTACCGCCATCTCACGCCCAGAGCCGTCATCCAACTCGTAGCTTTTCGCTTGTACCTGCTCAGCCAGCAGCTTCCAGTCCTCTTGATATGAGGCTGGGTTGACCCACAAATACTGGCCGGGCCGATCTGGATCATCGCGCTTGGAATACTTCACGTCGAAGCGATCCACGACGGTGATGTCCTTGTTCGGGTGGATGCCATGCACTTGGACCACGAAGCGGTGCTTCTGCACGTCCACGGTCGCCAGCAGGAAGCGTGCGCCGTGCGGAACCTTGGCCGTTTCCCACGGCTTCGCCCGGGCCATGAGGACTTCTGGCACTCGGTCGGACATCATCGCCTTGGGGGTGTAGGGTTTCCCTTGGTCGGTGTTGACCGTGGTCTTCAGCGACTCCTCGGAGCCTGTCTGCTCATACTCCCGCTCGGCTGTGATGTAGTTGAAGACCAAGGTCTTCCAATCGGAGAAGCTGGCGGCCACACCCTTCAGCCAGAAAGACGCGATGGTCGAGCGAGGGGGCGTGCCGATGATCTCGTTGTCAGGACCAAGGGTGCAGTTGTCCGGGACCCAGACGCCGTGCTTGTTCATCTCGTGCTTGCCGGGCATCCCGTCCATCGGATCGTGGTGATAGTCAATGTCACAGTGGGGGCACTTCAGGGTCGCCATCTCTGCCGCTTCCATGGCGTCGTCGATGTCAGGCCAGTGCAACAGCTCGAAGTCAGGCTCGAAGGGCTGGTGGCAGCTCACACAGCGCCAATACCAGCGGCGACGGTCACCTTTGTTGTAGAGCGCAAGGATGCCCTTAGTGGGCGGGGCCTCGTGCTTGGAGCTGCTGATCCACTTGGGGTTGTCCACCGCGTAGCCGGGGGAGCTCTCTGCCGCGCACATGCCGTGGGACCTGAAGGTCGTCGCACGCTTCCGGGCCAGATCAAAGGGCGAGCCCTCGCCGTCCACGTTGTCGTCCATGCGGTCGTAGTCCGTGAGCCATAGGCGAGGGATCGGCTTACCAGACAATTCGTTGATCGTCGGCCAGCTCATGGAGAGCAGCATCCCGCTCTTGTACTGCTTGTCGAAAGTGTTGTCGCTCTGGTGGCCCGGGGCGAGCATGTTGCCGATGTCTGGGCTGTGGCGGTGCAGACGGTCGATCCGTCGCATGGAGAAGTCACGAGCCGTGGTCTGTGAGGTCTGGACGATCATCATGTCCGCCGGATCGCACATCGCGCTGTAACCATTCCAGTTGAGCACCATGTCGGTCTTGCCGCACTGGGCGGGACCAACGAAGGCCATGCCTGTGAACTTCTGGCTCTGCAATGTGTCCATGGGCTCGACGAGGTACGGGGTGACATCGTTCTTCCATTTGCCCACGTAGGCACCGGGGTTGTTGATCTTCCGGTATTCCTCGGCGAACTCCGACACTGACATCCGCTCAGCGGGCCGTACAGCCTCGGCGGCTTCAACAATGAGCTCTTCTAGGGTGAAGCCTGCGATGGCCCCACCTACGACCGTGGCCGCGCCTAGCAGAAACCCTCGTCGGGTGGGCTTAGATAAGGTCTGCGCCATCGTCGTCTTCCTCTTCTTCGTCTGTCTCTTTTGCCTCGTTCAACATGTACTCCAACTCGGAGAGCTGCGGGCCTGTCATTGATTCTTTGGCGTTCTCTTGGAAGGCCGCGAACATGTCAGTTTGGAGCTCGTCGGTCGCGGTGTTCAAAATCTCCCGCTGCTCTTCTGTGAGCCCTACCTGACGCTCAAGGGTATCGCCCCAGAGTTGGATGGTGAATTTGATGGTCTGGAACATGCCGCCGATGATCCCTCGGATCGTATCGGTGCGCCACAGCTCTCCTGCGTTCTCTTCCCACTTCTGCCGCTTGAGCTGGGCGTCCCAGTAGGCCGTGCTGATCGACGGCGGTAGGTCTTCGCGCTTGAGGTTCTTCAGCAGGTCTTCAGCGCTCGTGATCGGCTGCACCAGATACCTTGCGGCCTCGGCCAGATCGTAGAGGTGCTGGACCTGCTTGCTGCCCCGCTTCCGTGTTTCCTTGATCGGGCAGTTGACGATTCTACGCTTTACCTCGAAAGGCGTCAGGCGGAACACTTGAGCCAAGAAAGCGACGGTCACACCTTGCAGTGCGCTATCGGCCAGACCCATGTACTCGTGGGCTTTCTTCTGCCTGTGCTCTTCGAGCTTTTCTGCTGCGCTCATGCCGCCCTCTTCAATCGGACCCTTACCGCGTCCGTAATTTGATCTTGGGTTGCGCCCCGCATCTGCAAGACCTCAACCACGTCCATGTCTGCTGTTCGCTCGGTAAGGATGCGATGCAGGAACACACGGTCTTCTTTTTGGCCTGACCGATGCAGGCGTTTGATAAACTGACGGTAGAGCTCCAAGCTCCATGTCAGGCCGTACCAGACGGCGATATTCGACGCCTTCTGGAAGTTGAGACCATGCCCTGCGCTCGCTGGGTGTACGATCAGCATTTTGATTTTGCCGTCGTTCCAGTCGCGCATGTCGTTCTTGGATTCCCCGAAAACCCGCGCCCATGGAAACTTCTTCTTGATGGCATCTTTATCAAATTTGAAGCTATAGGCAACTAGAATTGGCCTACCCGCTGCTTCTTCGACAATGGAATCTAGCACAGCCAGCTTGCGATCATGCACCTTATGAGCGGTGCCGTCCTCTCGGTACAGGGAGCCATTGGCGTACTGCAAGAGCTTACCTGTGAGCACGCCCTTGTTGACCGCTTCGATCACTTCAGGCTCATGCCAGCGACCTTGAACCTCTAATGACATCTCTCTTTCGAGGGTCTTATACCCTTCCATCTCTTTCCGGGTCATCTGGACCTTGTGGTCCACCGTGATCATGGGGGGTAGGTCCAGATAGTCCTCTTCCTTCAGGCTGAAGAAGATGTCGCTGACGGCCTTCATAATGGCAGGCTCAGCACCGAGCTGCGGGGTCACCTTGGTCGTGTACCGATCTTCTACGAAGTACCGTTTCTTGTACGCGCTCATGGAGTCGCCGAGGCGTTTCCCTTGGTCGATTGCGAAGATCGGGCCGAACAAGTCGATCAGCCCATTGGGGGACGGTGTGCCTGATAGCATGACGATCTTCTTGGTCTTGCCGTGGACCCGGTAGATGCAGCCCAGCTCGGTCATGCCGGGGTCGCCCATGGTGCCGTCCTTGCGGACGCTGGGGTTGGTCCTGAGCACGCCCTTCTTCAGCCTGCTGGCCTCGTCATAGACGATCATGTCGAAACGCCAGCGGGCCATCCCTAGGCCCTTCAGGAGCCATCGCAGGTTCTCTCGATTGACGATAGTGATCTCTGCCGGGCCGACCTTCAGCGCGGCTCTGCGCTCGTCCTTGTCGCCCGTAACCACCCGGTATCGAAGGTGCCGGGCGAAGTCCCACTTGGCGATCTCTTCAGGCCACGTTTCCTCGGCCACGCGCAACGGTGCGATGATCAGGACGTTCTTGATCAACCCCTCTCGCATGAGCACGTTGATCGCCCAGAGGGTGGCTGCGGTTTTCCCCAGACCCATCTCGGCACCGAGGTAGACCCCTTCCATCTCGATGATCTTCTCGGCCATCCATATCTGGTACGCACGGAAGTGCTTGTAGGTCAGGATTTCAAGGGGCGGCCCGTAGATCAGCTCGATAGCTTCGAGGTCCGTTAGGTGCTTGGGTAGAACGTGCTTCATATCAGGTCATCCGGGTCTATCAGGGGCGGGCCGCCGTTCGCCCCCGGCAGCAGCCAGAGGATGCGCAGGGCGTCCGTCACGTTGTCGCAGACGTGGACCTCAATGCCCGCGTCCCTCATGCGTTTATGCTCTCTGGCCTGCGAGGCTCTGGGGGTCTTACCGGGGGCCTTAAACTCGATGAAGACGGAGCCCCGATCAGTCCTAGCAAAGAGGTAGTCTGGGGCACCTACTCGGCCAACCCAGCTCACCTTGCGGGCAAAGTACCCAGCCCTGACCGCTCGACGGACAACAGGTATCTCGACCCCAGACTCCCGCATCTACTTCCTCTTGTTGAGCACCGCGCAGACTTCTGCTGCGTGCCTGTACCACTCGTCTCGTGTGATCCCC